AGATAGGTTATTTTTCTTTTACAAAGAAAGCCGCAACAGAAGCTGCGACTCGTGCAGCAGAAAAGTTTGGTCTTGATATTGATACAGATTTAGAAAACTTTAGAACTTTACATTCTTTTGCATTTCAAAAATTAGGTATGACAAAAGAAAAGATGATGAAGAAAGAAGACTACAAAGAGTTTGGTCAAAAGTGTGGTATTCCAATTAAAGTTGCATCGTATTCAGAAGATGACGGTGTGTTTAATTCTGATAATGAATACTTAACCATTATCAATACAGCAAGAGTTAAACGATTAGATTTATTAGATTACTATGACCATAGAAAAAACATATTAGATATTGAAAGAGATACTTTATATTTAATATCAGAAGAATTAGAGCGATATAAAAAAGAAAAAGGATTAAGAGATTTTACAGATTTAATTGAAGATTACATTGAAAAAGAAATAGAAACTAAGTTTGATGTATTATTTATTGATGAGGCACAAGACTTGTCTTTATTACAATGGGACATGGTTAGAGACATATGGAAAGATGCAAATAAAACATATATTGCAGGTGATGATGATCAAGCTATCTTTAAGTGGGCGGGTGCTGATGTTGATCATTTTATAGCACTTAAAGAGGAAGTTGATGATATTAAAACATTAGATCAATCATACAGAATACCAGGTGGTCCTATTCATGAGTTATCACAAAAAGTTATTAGAAAAGTACAAAACAGATTTGACAAAGATTACAGGCCGAGAGAAGAACAAGGTATATTAAAACGATATTCTGATGTAACTCAGGTTGATATGTCAGAAGGGAATTGGTTGGTACTATCTACGGCTAATCATTTTTTAGATGATGTAAAAGAATTATGCGAGTTACGCGGATGGTATTATCAATACAAAAATAGAAACTCTATTAATTTAAAATTATTATTAGCACTTAACAATTGGGAACAATTTAGAAAAGGTGCAGTGTTTGCACATTTAGAATTAAAAAATATGTATAAATATTTAGGAAGAAATGTTGCAGAAGGTTTTAGAGAAGGAAAATTATTTCATACAGAAGAAAAATATAACATAGATGATTGCAAAGAAAAATATGGATTGCTAACAGACAAAGTTTGGTTTGAATCGTTTGAAGGCTTAGATAACTTGACAATTAATTATATTCGTAATATGAGAGCTAATGGTGAGAAGATCAATAAGAATCCTAGAATTATTATGTCGACCATCCATGGTGCAAAAGGAGGCGAGGCTGATAAAGTTTTACTTCTACAAGATATTACGAATGCCGCTATGGAAACATTTGCGCAGGATCCTGATGAGCTCCACCGATTGTTCTACACAGGAGCAACAAGAGCAAAGAAGGAACTACATATCGTGGATCCTAAAAATTTTGAAAAAGCGTACATAATATAAGGAGGAGAAGATGAGTACAAAAGATGCATTTGATAAATGCTTTCCACAAGAAAAACAAGAAGGTGGAGATCACTATAAACTAAAAATACAACCTTGGACTTTTATTACGGAGAACAATCTTTCGTACTTTCAAGGCAATGTCATTAAATATGCTGTGAGATATCAAAAGAAAAATGGCATAGAAGATTTAAATAAAATTATTCATTATTGTGAATTAGAAATAGAACGAATGAGAAAGAGTTGGGATGACTAGAACTGTCCAAGAACCACTCTTTGTGCCGCAGACCGAATGGGTCATGCCTGATGAATTAAAAGATTTATCACACTACGATGAGATTGCGATAGACTTAGAGACCTGTGATCCAGAGTTAACGAAACTTGGATCGGGGAACGTGGTTGGTCGTGGACACATAGCAGGAATTGCAATTGCTGTAGAAGGTTGGCAAGGATATTTTCCTATTGGTCATTATCAAGGTGGTAACTTAGATAAGAATTTAATTAAAGGTTGGTTACAAGATCTTTGTAAACGAGAAGATAAAACATTTATCTTTCACAACGCCATGTATGATGTGTGTTGGTTAAGAAGTTTTGGTATTGAGATTAAAGGTAAGATTGTTGATACCATGATTGCAGCATCACTGATTAATGAAAACAGATTAACTTACCGATTAGATTCTTTGGCAAAAGAATATTGTCGTATTGGTAAAGACGAGAAAGTATTACAAGCTGCAGCAAAAGAATATGGTTTAGATGCTAAAGCTGAAATGTGGAAGATGCCTGCCATGTTTGTGGGTCAGTATGCAGAACGAGATGCTGAATCTACTTTAAAGTTATGGCAAGTCTTGCAAAGAGAAATCTATGCACAAGAACTGACACATGTTTTTGATCTGGAGACAAAGTTATTTCCATGTCTTGTTGACATGAGATTCAAAGGTGTCCCTGTAGATTTAGAAAAAGCTGATAAAATTAAGAAACATTTGGAATCTGAAGAAAAAAAATTACTCAATAAAATCAAACACTTAACGGGTGTTGACGTAGAAATATGGGCTGCGGCATCTATTGCGAAGGTATTTGATAAATTAAATTTACCTTATGATAAAACAGAAAAAACTGGCAAACCAAGTTTTACAAAAAACTTTTTATCAAACCATCCTAATGAAACTGCAAAAGCAATTGCTGATGCAAGAGAGTTAAATAAAGCGCATACCACTTTTATTGATACGATTACAAAACATGCAGTGAATGGAAGAATTCATGCTGACATTAATCAAATACGATCTGATGATGGTGGAACGGTTACAGGAAGATTCTCTATGAGTAATCCTAACTTACAACAAATTCCTGCACGACATAAAGATCTGGGTCCAATGATTCGATCTATTTTTATTCCTGAAAATGGTTGTGTGTGGGGTAGCTTTGACTACTCACAACAAGAACCAAGAATCCTGGTACACTATGCGAAGTTACAAAACTTAACGGGTGTTGATACAATTGTCGAGGCCTACGAAGCGGGGAACGCGGATTTCCACCAAGCCGTTGCAGATCTTGCTGGCATTGAACGTAAACAAGCTAAGACAATTAATTTAGGTTTGATGTATGGTATGGGTAAAAATAAACTTATGGCTGAACTAGGATTGTTAAAAGAACAAGCTGAAAAACTAATTCAACAATATCATCAAAAAGCTCCTTTTGTAAAACAGCTCATGGATGCCGTATCGCGAAAAGCGAATGATGCAGGTAAGATTAGAACTCTTCAAGGAAGAGTCTGTCATTTTGAACTTTGGCAACCTGCTCAATTCGGCATTCATAAGCCTTTACCGTTAGAGCAAGCAAGAAAAGAATATGGTGAACCATTAAAAAGAGCGTTTACTTACAAAGCTTTGAATAGACTCATTCAAGGTTCTGCAGCAGACATGACTAAAAAATGTATGATAGATTTATATAATGAAGGAATCTTACCTCATATCCAGATTCATGATGAAGTTGATATCTCTATTGAATCTGATAAGAAGGCAGAAAGAGTTATAGAGATTATGGAATCTGCTATTGAATTAAAGGTTCCAAATAAGGTAGACTATGAAAAAGGTTTTAATTGGGGAGACATAAAATGATAGGAGACAAATGGCATATCTTAACGCAAATATACCACCAATCTATTGCAAAGTTAAAACCGAGTATCTCTATGATATGGACATGTCTAAAAGAGGTGAAGAGGATTGTGTGGTCTTTGGCATTGCGTCTATATCAGGACGCGCCATCTTATTTCACATCATGCTCCCGAACGGTGCGGTCTACTATCGCCTGCCTATCTCAGCTTTTTTCCAAAAACATCTTCAAAGATCCGAAGTGCCCGATATGTCGGTTGACTTCTTACAGTTGTGGAACTGTTTTAGTTATTATCCTTCTGTTCATTGCTTTGATTTTTTAGCTGGCATCCACGGTAAGTTCCGTGCTAAAGATAAGAAATTTTATGCAGGACAATATCTTTTCACAATTGACTGGGCGCATCCAGAAACTAATATTCTCAATACGGAACATTCTGAAATACCTCAAGAACATAAGTGCGCACATATATTGGCCCTTGATAACGGCAATTATGCAGCTCAGCCTAATAATCGTATTTTGTGGCACGTTAACAGTTATACTACTGATACATCTTGGCCAGACTATAAAGTCCAAAATACCTATTGGGAAGTGGAGGGGCCTGATTGGGTGACGGAAGATTCTGATAAAATGTTCTATGAATTAGAACCAAAAGATGATATAAAAAAATAATTTTACAATTTCGTAGGCTAAGATACGCGTAAATCCAAGGTTGAGGGAGACAATTTGGAGGATTAAAATGCGTTTATTTATTATATTGTTTATGGCATTGGTGTGTTCATTTCCATCTTATGCAGATACAACACAGAACAACGTTTCTGGAGGCAATACATCTATAACAGGAGGATACAGTGCATCAACCACATATCAATCTGGTTCTTCATCTAGTAGCACTACTACTAATAACTCTACTTCTAATGTAAGATCATCACCTCCCGCAGCATATGCACCAGGATTCAATGGATCGGGAA